TTAGTGAAGGAGAGAAAATGAGAATTGACCTCTCATTACTCTTTACTTGGAGAGAAGTTGCACGACTCAAGAATTCGGTGAATACTAACTTGCTGATTATGGATGAAGTATTTGATTCATCACTTGATGGATTTGGAACGGAAGAATTTCTTAAGATTATTCGGTATGTGATTAAAGATGCTAATATCTTTGTCATCTCTCACAAGACTGACTTACATGACAAATTTGAAAGTGTCTTAAAGTTTGATAAGGTAAAAGGTTTTTCAACTATGGTGTCCTAACGCACTCAAGAAAAATGCAAGTCCCAAACTGGAAACATCACTCCAAAAAGGAGCAGAAACCTACTCTCAAACCCCAAGCGATGAGAGCACGTAAAGAAGCACTCAGACAATTTAAGAAGCGTCACATGAACCCGCATATCAAGCGGGTTTCGTCGTATTATGAGTCCATACGAACGAAACATTATGGCAGTCAATCACGAGATCAAATCGCAACTTGCTAAACTCCTGGCAACCGAAGATCTTGTTGTAGAACACAAGAAAGTAGAGACTGCTCAGTTTAATGTTCATACCCGTGTGCTGACTCTTCCTATGTGGGAGCGAGCAAGTAGTGTTGTGTATGATATGCTTGTCGGTCATGAAGTTGGTCATGCACTTTACACTCCTGATCGCAACTGGTTGAAGGAAGTCAAGATTCCTCCTCAGTTTGTCAATATTGTTGAGGATGCTCGTATTGAGAAACTAATGAAGCGTCGTTATGCCGGTCTGTCCAAGACTTTCTTTAATGGATATAAAGAACTTGCAGAGCAAGATTTCTTTCAAGTTGCAGATGAAGATATCAGTCTGATGAATCTTGCAGATCGTGCAAATCTGCGGTTCAAGATTGGTAATTACACTCTAGTTCCTATTGAGAGTGGTGAAGAGACGGAAATTATTGATGCAATTGCAGATACTGAGACTTTCGATGAAGTTCTTGTAGTAGCAGAGCGACTTTATAAGTATTGTAAGGAGAATCAAGTCAAGACTGACCAACATCAACAGGAGCATGAGGAGGGACAAGAATCTCCTGAGGCGCAGTCTGGTGGTGAGGAAAACGAGTCTGTTGAACCAGAATCCGACGAATCGTATGGTGGCACTGCATCTGCTTCACAGCAAATTGAAGATGATTTCTCTGAAGAAGAGGAAGAACTTGATGATTTGGATGTGAAGACTGCCAATTCTTTGGAAGACGCAATCAAAGAACTTGCATCCATGGATGGATATGAGAATGTTTATGTTGAGATTCCTGATCTAAAAATTGATCAAATTATTATTCCCAATAATCTGGTTCATGATAATGCTAAGACTTTCTGGTCTGATTGGTTGGAGGAAGATGGACACTCTGAAGAATTAGTTTTTGGTGAAGTTGATAAAAAGTTTGCAGAATTCAAACGCTCTGCTCAGAAAGAGGTCAATTATTTGGTGAAAGAGTTTGAATGCCGCAAGGCAGCAGACTCTTATGCTCGCGCCACTACTGCCCGCACAGGCATTCTGGACTGCTCCAAGCTTCATACTTATAAGTACAACGAAGATCTCTTTAAGAAGGTCACCACTCTTGCTGACGGCAAGAATCATGGTCTGGTGTTCATTCTTGATTGGTCTGGGTCTATGTGTGACGTGATGCTGGATACTGTTAAGCAACTTTTCAACCTTATCTGGTTCTGTAAAAAAGTTGCCATTCCATTTGAGGTATATTCTTTCACTTCAGATTATCCTCATGTTCATACTGACGAAAACGGTAAGGTTACTGTTCGTGATGTTCCTTATACCCGACGTGAAGGAATCTTCCATGTTGGTGAGTGGTTTTCTCTTGTCAACATTTTCACTAGCAAAGTGAATGGTAAAACCCTGGAAGACCAAATGAAAACTATTTTTCGTCTTGCAAGTTCTTTCAGTCGTTATAATTATTCCTATGTACCTACTCCTCCTGGTATGGGTCTTTCTGGAACTCCCTTGAATGAATCTTTGCTTACTCTTCACAAGATTCTTCCTAAGTTTAAGAAAGAGAACAAACTTCAGAAAGTCCAGTGTGTTGTTTTGACTGATGGTGAAGGATATGACCTCAAGCGTCATGCAGAAGTTCAACGTTCTTGGGAATCTGAGCCCACCATCGGGTGCCGTTCAGTTACTCCTAACTGCATTCTTCGTGATCGTAAGACCGGAAACACGTATTCTCTTGATTGTGATTGGCACCAATTTACTGATATCCTTCTCCGCAATCTGAAGGATAATTTCCCTGAAGTTAATTTTATTGGTATTCGTGTCCTTGAGTCTCGTGATTCTGGCAGTTTTATTCGTCGGTATTGTGGATATCATGGAAAACTTCATGACGATACTATGAAAGAATGGAAGAAGCAAAAAGCATTTTCTCTCAAGAACTCTGGATATGATACCTACTTTGGTATTTCCTCCAATTCTCTCTCTAAGGAGTCTGAGTTTGAAGTTGCTGAAGATGCAACAAAAACTCAAATCAAATCTGCATTTGTAAAGAGTTTGCGGACTAAAAAAATGAATAAAAAAATTCTAGGAGAGTTTGTAGAACTTGTTGCTTGATAAATATTTCTATAGTAATAGGTAATCAAAATGTCTAGATTTGGTGATTTATTGAGTGGTAATGCCACTCCTGCTCCTTCTCCAGAACCAGTGGTAGAAGAACCTATAGTTGTTGCTGAATCCCCTATTGTGGAGGAGGATAGTACAAATTATCAAGACGAAATTGAAGAAGAATTTGTTGAAACCTTTCCATATGAAAGTGACCTATCAATTCATGATATGAGTAAAAGTGAACTTGAAGAGTATGGCAGAACTGTTGGTATTGAACTGGATAGAAGACATTCTAGAAAGAGACTCGTTCGAGAATTGGAAGAGTATCTGACCGATTCTTGAACTGTCCACAGGGGGTCTTCGGACTCCCTTTTTTCTTGTATAATAACTTCAGTTGAAACGAACAAACCACATTATGTCTCTCTCCCCCGACTACATTCGCACCTCTCTCCAGTCTCTCTATGGTGAGTCTGTGACGAGTGCCGAAATTCGTGGATGGTGTGCGATGAATGACGCCAATTATCAAACTGTGACCAACAAACTGACGCAATATAAAGTTGGTCGTGGCAAGTGGAATCTGGAAGTAACAAAGGAGACAGTCCAAGATTTGGAAGTGTCCTATAGTGCTCCTGCTGCTATGCCTGCAGTTCAGCAAAATCTTATCCCTGAAAAAGATGATACCTTCGTCAAGTTTGGCAATTTTGGTCCTATTAAAAAAATTATTCAGTCCCGTCTATTCTACCCTACGTTCATCACGGGTCTTTCGGGCAATGGTAAAACGTTCTCTGTTGAGCAAGCGTGTGCTCAACTCGGACGGGAACTCATCCGTGTAAATATTACTATTGAAACTGATGAAGATGACCTTATTGGTGGATTCCGTCTTGTCAACGGCGAGACCGTTTGGCACAATGGTCCGGTCATCGAAGCCTTGGAGCGCGGTGCGGTTCTACTGCTTGACGAGATTGACCTGGCTTCCAACAAGATTCTTTGCCTTCAATCGGTCTTGGAAGGAAAAGGTGTCTTCCTGAAGAAGATTGGTAAGTTTGTCAAACCCTCCGAGGGATTCCAAATCTTTGCTACTGCTAACACTAAGGGTAAGGGTTCTGATGACGGTCGCTTTATCGGCACCAACGTGCTCAACGAAGCATTCCTTGAGCGTTTCCCTGTGACCTTTGAGCAGGCATATCCGACTCCTGCACAGGAAATCAAGATTCTTGAAAGCGTTTCTCGTGACCTGAAGGTTGTTGCTCCCGACTTCTGCAAGCGTTTGGTGGATTGGGCAGATATTATCCGTAAGACCTTCTATGATGGTGGTATTGAGGAAATCATTAGCACTCGTCGCCTGGTTCATATTCTCCGTGCTTTCCGTATCTTTGGTGATAAGGCGATGGCAATTGAGGTTTGCGTGAATCGTTTTGATGATGAAACCAAACAGGCATTCCTTGAACTGTATGACAAGGTAGATGCTGATTTCCAAATGCCCGTTGACGAGCAAGTGGAGTCCTGATATAATGACTAATGCTTGGAGTTTGCTTTATGATGAAATGAACGAATCTGACACATTCAATATCAATATCCCTGGAGATACTGTAATTTCTGGAGGAGAAGGAACTGATACAATCACTCTTGGTGCTGGACAATATGCTCCTTACCATAGTTCTATGAGTGCTTATAGTACAGATACAATTACATTTGACCTTGGTATGCCTAGAAACAACAATTACAAATATAGTGAGGAGAAGATCCTCAAAGAATTGTCTGAATATATTAATGGAACTTACAATCAGCACTATTCTGCTGGTGATGACAAAATTCAGACTCTTGATCTGATTGAAGCATGTGGAGACGGTGAAGCATTCTGCCGATCTAACATTCTTAAATATGCCTCTCGTTATGATAAGAAAGGCACTGCACGTCGTGACATTATGAAGATTCTGCACTATGCTGTTCTTCTAATGCATTTCAACGACAAGAATGCAAAACGTGAAACTTATCCTCAATAGGGATAAATTTTATGCCCCTCTATACATCAAAAAATAGTAAGGAAATATATCACATACATATTCCGCGAACTGCTGGAAGATATATTTCTTCTCTATTTCTTTCTAACAAATTTAAGATACGGTACAATTGTTTTGATAATAAAATTAATGGTTATGATTTGACTCATCTTCCATATCCGTATTATAATGAACTTGAAGGTGTTAGTGGCGTAAAAAAATTTGCAGTCATCAGAAATCCTTTTGATAGATTTTCATCTATTTTAAAACTGATTGTAGGTGATGATAAATTTACTTATGATTATTTTGATCATGTGTTAAATCAAACATCTTCTGAAAATGTTAGAAATACTGTTTTTAGCATTTTAGATCAGTCTCCTCATTCTCTTCCGCAATACAAATATATTGATGATAGTGTGTATTTGTGGAATTATGAAAATGGGATGGGATATGATTTCGTTAAATGGATAAATTCAAACTTTGATTTGGATTTTAAATTTAATGAAGTTGCCTATGAGATTAATCGGTTTGATTATTTCCATAACATCCCAATCTGTGATAAAGTTCGTGATGTAATAGTAGAATACTACAAAAAAGACTTTGAACTTTTTAAAAATTTAAAATGAAACTGAAAGAACGTACAATGAAACTGTCTGATAATGCCCTTGCTATTCTTAAGAACTTTGCTGGAATCAACAATTCTATTCTTGTGAAGCAGGGCAACAAACTCCGAACCATTTCTGTAGCAAAGAACATTCTTGCCGAAGCAGAAATTAAAGAAGAGTTTCCTCGCGATTTTGCTATCTATGATCTTAATCAGTTCTTGAATGGTTTGAGCCTTCATCAAGATCCTGACCTTGATTTTCAGCAAGATTCTTATCTGAGTATTAAAGAAGGTAAGCGTCGTGTGAAGTATTTCTTTGCGGACCCTAATGTTATTATTGCTCCGCCGGAAAAGGATATCCAACTTCCCACTCAAGATGTTTGCTTCCAGATGGACAGTGTAACTCTTGAGAAACTGGTGAAAGCAGCAGCAGTTTATCAACTTCCTGATCTATCTGCGATTGGAGAAGCAGGTGTGATCAAACTGGTTGTCCGTGATAAGAAGAATGATACTTCTAATGAATATGCAATTGTAGTTGGTGAGACTGACAAAGAGTTCAGTTTTAACTTCAAAGTGGAAAACATCAAGATTATTCCTGGTGCTTATGACGTTGTAGTTTCCTCTAAACTTTTGTCACAATTTACCAATACTCAGCACAATCTGAAGTATTATATTGCTCTGGAACCTGATTCTACATTCGGATGAAAACACTGACAGCAATGAGAGTTGTGGGCAGTATCACAGTTATTACTGCCTATTTTGTTGTTTTGCATGTTAATTTGACTGTTGGTGTTATAATGAATGTTGTTGCAGACACCATTTCAATCCCATATTTTGTTAAAACAAAATCTTGGGATATTGTATTGATGCTAGGATTTCTTTTAGCAATCAGTTTTAGCAAACTTTTATCATGAACATCTTTGTAACTGACCCCAATCCTTTGAAGTCCGCTAGAGTTCTTCCTGACAAACATATTGTCAAGATGCCACTAGAGACTTGTCAGATGCTTGCTATTGTATGCTCTGATAAATGGGGTCATGGTTTCGGCACTCTTCCTAAGGCAGATGGTACTCCCTATGCCACTGAGAAGGGTGCTTTTCGCAATCACCCATGCACTATTTGGGCAAACTCCTTTGTTAACAATTGGAGATGGTTACTTGCTCATGGATTTGCTTTGTGCAATGAATATGCACTGAGGTATGGTAAACCGCATACTTGTTTTAACACTCTTCAGGCAGCAAATGAAATTCTTCCATGTGCAGATCCACAAGGTCGCAGTGGTAAAGGACCAACACCTTTTGTGTTTGCTGGACCTGATGAGTTTAAGTTAGATACTTCAATATCTGTTTTTGACAAATATAAGATGTATATTGCATCTAAACCTTGGGTGTGCGATAATTACCTTCGTATTCCTGATCGTAAACCTGATTGGATTTGATTATGAGTGATTTTAT